GTTGGGGAGAAGCTTATGGAGATTGCTCCTTCGGTGTTTGAGGATGTGGTAGTAGAGGAGTGAGAATGAACGATGATCGGGTAAAGAGAGTATTGGAGTTGGTGTCTCAGGGGTGGAGTGTTGCTGGGGCGTGTGGGGTAGTGGGGATTGATTATGATCGGTTTATGAAGTTGGTGAGGGGGTGTCGGGAGCTTGAGGTGATGTTGCGGGCGGCGGAGGAGGCGGCGGTTGGGAAGATGGAGGAAGTGATTAAGAGGGCGGTTGAGAAGGGGGATTGGAGGGCGGCTGCTTGGTGGCTTGAGCGGCGTTATCGGATGGTTTACGGGAGAAGGAATCAGACGGATGTAAATGTGCTGGTTGGGCGTTGGGAGGATTTGTTGAGGGGAGCTTTTAGTGGGAGAGATGTGGATGGTCAAGATGTGATTGAGGTTCGGGATGTTGCTGGGCTTGAGAGTGGGGTGAAGGGGTTGTTGGAGGAGAAAGTGGGCAGTCGGGTGAAGTTTCGACGTTCTCGGAGGCCGGATTTTGATGAGGCGAGTGAGCAGATTGAGAGGGATGTTTTTGAGGAATGAGCCAGGCGGTTGATCTTGATGCTTTGAGGGCTGAGATCCGGCGGATGAGCCGGGATTTTGTTTATTTTGCCCGGAAAGCATTGAGGATTGTTCCCAAGGAGGGAGGCTTGGTTCCTTTGAAGCTGAACACGGCTCAGAAGCATCTTCATCGGCTTTTGGAGGGGCAGCTGAAGAAGGAAGGAAGGGTTCGTGCTGTGATTTTGAAGGGGCGTCAGCAGGGATGTTCTACTTACATTGAAGCCAGGTTTTTCTGGAAAGTGATTTTTAACCGTGGAATTCGGGCCTACATTCTTACCCACCGTGATGAAGCGACACAGAATCTGTTTAACATGGCCAAGCGGTTTTATGAGAATCTTCCTAAGTGGATGCAACCTGAGCTTGGGGCTTCGAATCCGAAGGAGATGATCTTTTCTGTTCTTGATAGCGGATACAATGTGGCAACGGCTGGGGGGAAAGATATTGGGCGTGGTGGGACGATTCAGCTGTTCCATGCCTCAGAATGTGCTTACTGGAAGAATGCGGCGGATCATATTGCAGGTGCGATGCAGGCAGTGCCTGATTTGCCAGGGACGGAGGTGATTATGGAAAGCACGGGGCATGGAAAGGGGAATGAGTTTTACAAGCGTTGGGAGTTAGCGGTCTCTGGTAGAAGCGGGTGGTTGGCAATTTTTGTCCCTTGGTGGTGGCAGAAAGAATATCGGGTTCCGAAGAAGAAAGGAGAAGATCCTGGGTGGGATGAGCAAGAGCTGAAATATCTTGAGATGGGTGTTCCGGAAGAAGCCCTTCTTTGGAGGCGGAAGAAGATTATGGACGACTTTGCTGGTGATGTTCATCGTTTTATGCAGGAATACCCGACGACACCTGAGGAAGCCTTTATTGAGGTTGGTTATGATCCGTTAATCCCGCGAGAGCTTGTTGAAAGAGCTATGCAAAATGAAGATGTAGAACCTTATGGTCCGGTGGTGATTGGTGTGGATCCTGCACGTGGTGGAGAAGCTTATTCGGCAGTTGCTATTCGTAGGGGAGATTACGTTGAGAAAGTTGAACGTTATAAGACAACTGATTTGATGGAATTAGTAGGACTTATCGGAAAGTTGATTCATAAGTATCAACCTGTTAAAGTGTTTCTGGATATTGGAGGAATGGGAGGCGGTGTTTATGACCGTCTGAAAGAACTTGGGTATGGAGGACTGGTAATCGGCGTTAACTTTGCTTCAACTGCCAACGACCCGGAGCGATATGTGAATAAGCGAGCGGAAATGTGGGGTGAAATGGCTGATTGGCTTCGAGATGAACGTGTTCGGCTTCCAAAAAATGACGCCTTGGCAAGAGATCTTTGTGCTCCGCAACGAATTTATGACTCAAAAGGACGGCTTAAGCTGGAAAGCAAACAAGACATGAGAAAACGCGGGATTCCAAGTCCTGATTTGGGTGATGCTCTAGCCCTGACTTTTGCTATGCCTGTGGGACCGTACATCGGGATTCGACTAAGAAATCCTTGGCAAGAATTGGAAGAGGCTTATCGTAGAGTAACTGTTCCAACCGGCTGGAGAACTGAATGATGGTGCGAGAAGAAAGAGAACATCTGGTTGATCTGATTCTTAGTGATCTTCACAGCCGATCCACTTGGGATAATCGGCAAAGTGAATTCTGGCAATTGCGAAGGCATGGTTTGCCAAGAACCAGACCGCCGTTTCCAAATGCATCTGATGTCCATATTCCGCTTTGTGACACAGCAATTGAACAGTTAAAGCCCTACTACTTTGCTCAGCTTTACACTTCAGATCGTCTTGCCACTTTCGTCCCGGTTTCTCCTCTTGCGAAAAGCGTGAAACCAGAGCTGATCGGAATTCTGGAAGAGTGGTTTGATTTTGAGTTAAAGAACCGGTCCAACTTTGAGCGGGAAATCATTCGGGCCGTGGATTACATGTTAGAACGCGGCCGAGGTGTCTTGAAAATCTGGTACGACGAAGATGAACGAAAGCTGAAATTCCAGGCAATCTCTCCGCAGTACATCATTGTTCCGCCATCTACCATCGAGCTTCAGAACGCAGATCGTATCGTTCACGTCATGCATTACTCCGTGGATGCTTATCTTCGTGAAGAACAATTCAATCACGACGAAGAAGTAATCCGACGGATTGCTGGCCGTGGTGTTCGTTATCATAACGAGCCGCGGTTTGAAGAGCGAATGATCGCCGAAGGAATTACTCATTTCCGTAATGATGATGAGATTGTTTTGTGGGAAGTTTGGCGCAGAGTTCCTGAAGGTTGGGAGGTTTCTACAATTTCACCAGTAGATCCTTCGGTTGAGGTTCGTGAAACCTTTCTATGCCCCTACGATTTTGCTCAAACTGAGAAGCATAAACCTCCGCTTCCGCCTTTTGTTGATTTTGAGTATGAAATCATTGGTGACCAAGATTGGTATGCGCCGCGTGGGATCGTAGAACTTGCCGGCGTGTACCAACAGGAGATGAAGAAATTGATCGATCTCCAGAATGATTACGCCACGTTTATCTTGAGCCCGCTTTACAAGAGCGATTCCATGCCGCCAGGAACATCCCTTCGATTAGAGCCAGGGTCTATTGTTCCTGGGGATGTGCAGCCGGTTCCGCTTCCGCAACTTCCGTTCTCAGTGGACAAGCTCATCTTACTGTTCCGTGATCTGGCGGAACGACGGGTTGCAATGCCAGATTACGGCATGACTCAAGTGCGACAACCTAAAGAACCGCGTACTGCTACAGAAATCAGTGCGATCCTTCAGTTCGCTTCCCGAAATATCGACTTGCGAATGCGCATCTTCAGACTTTCCCTGGCCAGGGTTTATCAGCTTGCCTGGATGCTTCTGCGGCAATTCCATCCAGAAGGAGCCTTCTATTGGGCTGCGAAAGAGGCTTATGAGATTGGTCCGGACATTCTAGCAGCTCCATTTATGGTTCAGCCGGCCGGCGGAGTAACCGGAGAACCTCGGTTTGTTCAGTATCAGAAAGCCGTCAATCGTTTTGCTTTGTTTAACGGCAACCCGTTTATCAATCAAGGAGAGCTTGTCCGGACGATCTTGGAGGCTGATGATGCAGGGTTGGTTCGGAGATTGTACCAAGACGCCAACCAATTCGCCGCAAATGAGGCCGAAGAACAGGCTACAGAAATTGCTGTGATGAAGATCGGCTATCCAGCAGCTGTTCAACCCAATGACAATCATGCTGTTCACTTGCAAGTCTTGGTTTCCTATCTGCAAAGCATGGTTCAAGGCGTTCAGCAGGCAACCCAACATGAAGTTCCAGCTTTAGTTCAGCATATCACTGCCCATTTAGACTTCCTTAAGAAACAAGATCCACAAGCAGCAGAACAATTTGAAGGGCAGATCGAGGCATTACTTCAGGCCTTAACAGGGGCGAATCAAGAGCAAGGAGGCCAGCAATGATTCAAATCTGGCAATTCTTGAAAAAAGTCTGGTATGTCTATCGCTTATCAAGCGGGTTAGATCAGCTGATTGACAAGTGCCCTGAATGGAAAGAGCAAGATTATGTAGTAATTTGGCGGTTTATAAACTCTCAAACCGGCCAGAAATTGCTGAAAATCCTTCGACACCAACAACTTTCCGCGATGCAGGCCCTCCTGAAACCTGATTTGGCTGAAAGAGAGTTTGTTTGCGGGAAAGCAGCAGGAATTGCAGCGGCCATCCAAACAATTTCTTGGCTGGCTGAACGCAAAAAGGAACTTGACAAGAACAAAAACAAGTAGAAAACCTTATCTAGACGATAATGCCTGCGAATATACCAAAAACAGATGAGGCCAATGATCGCGAAGCCCTATTGAAAGGGCTACAAGAAGGCGGATTAGACGCGATCGTTGGCGGATTTGAGGAATATACGGCTCCAAGTGATAGCGAGGAGCCTGCAGAAAAGTCATCTGAGGCTTCTGAAGAAGAAGTTTCCTCACAGGAGGGAGAAGGCTCCGGCGATCTCTCTCCTGAATTTCCTGAGGCCGGATCCGAAGGCAAGGAATCCCCTTCCGGAGAACAGCAGCCTGAAAAGAAAGATCGGGTCGCCAAAGAAAAGGCTCGGCTTGCGAAGTCCTGGAAGAAGCTCAATCGAGAGAAAATCGAGCTTGCTAAACAACGGGCTGAGCTGGAACGTCTTCGGGCCGAAATTGAGCAACTGAAAAGCCAGTTCCAGGTTAATTCCGGGCCTACCCCGGAGGAACTGGAGCAGGTTGCTCAAGAATTCGAACAGCAAGGTCGCGAAGATTTAGCTCAACATGCCCGTCGGCAAGCTCAACAGATTCGCCAACAACGGGAAGAAGCTCAACGCCGAGCCGAAGCTCAGCGAATCCTGGAACAACAACGGCGTTTATTTGCTGAGCTGGTGGAGAAAGATCCTGATCTGGCAGACGAAACCAGTGAGCTATACCGGCAAATGGATGCGATTCTTCGGAATCGGCCGGTATTGGCTACGTATCCGGAAGGGATTTTGGATGCCTATCAATATGCAAAAGCTATTCAAAAGGCGTCCTTAGCGGATTCCTTGCTGGAGGAAAACCGGAAACTTAAAGAGGAACTCTCCCAACTCCGTAAGCGACTACAACCTGCTCGTGGCGGAGCTCAGTCCGGTGCTCCAGCTTCTACCACAGCTGAATCCGACGAAGAGCTTCGCCAGCAATTAGAGCAGCAGTTGGTCGCATTGGAGGAGGAGGGTGCCTCGCTATTCTAAGTGAGGAAACAATATGGCTACAGTTACGACTACTAATCCTGCAAGCATTGCAAATACCCTCCAGCGATATTACAGCCGAAAACTTTTAAGCACGATCGAGAAACAACTGGTTCTGGCTCAGTTTGGTCAGAAACAGACGCTTCCGCGAAAACTTGGCGATGCAAAGATTCGATTCTTCCGCTTTGGTGAGCCTTCTACTACCGGGATTCAAGACTTAACGGAAGGCACACCGATTTCTGAATCTGCGTATCGTGAGCTCTCGGTCGAATACGTCGATGTGGATCTCACACAAGTAGGGCAAGTAGTCGCTTTGACCGATGTCCTGCAAGCTGTTGAGATCCTTAACTTCCTGGACGAAGCGACTGAAATTAACGGAAAAGATCTGGCGCTGTATCTCGACACCACGATCCGTAATGAGCTGGCTAAACATACTGGAACCAGCGGTGGTGTTGATTACAGCCAGAAGAACTTCGTCTATGGTGGAACGAAAACAAGCTATTCTGGGGTTTATAATTCGGGCAGCTATACTTCGGATGCTGTCATTACTTCAACAAATCTTGCCGACGCCGCCACCGCATTGAAAATCCAAAATTGTCCGCGTGTTGGCGGTTACTACATCGGCGTCGTGGCTCCTCAAGTTGCTCGCGATTTGATGGTGTACGACGATGTATGGCTCCGGGTCTCTGAGTATCAAGACAAAGAGAACATCTATCGGGGCGAGGTCGGACGGATGCTAGGTATCCGAATCTTAGAAACCACGAATCCGTTCCGATCGAATACTCAAGGGACTTACAATGAAAACGGCGTAGTCTTCTCCAGCTTCGTGTTCGGTAATGAGACCTACGGGACCGTCAGTATGCAGGGGCAATCTCCATATGCTCCGCGTATGTACATTCTGAACACGGCTGATAAGACGGATCCGCTGAACCAGAAGACCTTGATCGGATTCAAGGCTTGGTTCGCTGCCAAGCTTCTTCAACCGAAGTGGTTGGTCGAGATCTACTCTCAGACTGGTTACGGCAACACTTGATGATTGATCAGGAAGGGTAGGTTGAAGCGGCCGGGTAGCTAAATGGTGAAACAAATCTCCTCTGCGGTTGCTGCCCGGCCGCACTAGAAAAACAAAAAGCTATGCCGCTATACGAATTTGAAAGCAAAGATGGCGAAGTAATTGAAGCTCTGGCGGAGCCGGAACAAAGAGTAATCGAGAAAGACGGCAAGAAATATTACAGACGAAGCGTTCAGCGAATTTCAATCGTAGGAAAAGCAGCTCCGCCAGGAATGGCTAAAGAGATTTTGGAATTCTACAAGAAAAAGGAAGAAAAAGAAGGAGCTAGGTTCTATTCGAGGTTTTCAAAGGAGACAATTAAGAGAGCTTGGGAAAACGATTCTGAACCGTATTTTGACCAAGTATAAAAGGAGGTGAATTATGAAGGCACAGAAAGACATCTTTGTTGAGCTAAGTGGTTCTCCAGTAGATTTTCAAGTCCAAGTAGAGGGGCAGGAATTGGTTTTTCCGAATGGTAAGACTGTTGTTGTTCCACGTGGTTCAGTTTCTGTTCCTGCCAATTCCAAGACTTACATTTGGGTGGATTCGGATGGGGCAGTAGGATATTCGGCAAGACCAGGGATTCGTCCGGCGGGGTTTTCTTCTAATGCAATCTGTGTAGGGCAAGCTACTACAGGGAAGTATGGGGTTACTGGAGTTCGGTCTTTCCCTGTCGGTATGGCTCCCGGTAGCCGGCCATACATGCTTCCTGTGATGTTCCGGGAGTTTCCTCTTCCTTCAATGTATGAATGGCCGGGGCCTAACTTTGCGATCTATCAGATTGGCGGAATGTATCTTCCGGCAATTAGTGCCGAAGATTTCCGAATTGATAACCCACAAGTGGAAATGTGGGTAAGTCATACATATGGAAATGATTCCAACAATGGGCTTTCTCCAGGTGCTCCAAAGAAAACCTTAGGAGCCGCAATTTCTGCCTTAACCAGTCTTTCTCCTGATTCTGCTAAGCTGAATCTTCAAGCAGGGGTATATGTTAATACCAACCACATCGATATTAACTTCCCAATTCATATTGAGTGTTCAGATGGCGTAGCGGTTATTCTTAACGAGTATACAGACGGCGAAGAATTTACGCTTTATTCTGGAAGCATCTATCAACTTGAAGAATTTGATCCATCTGCTGGTAGCGGGGTATTTGATTTCCGTTATCGTGACGAGGATGGGGCTCCTTATAAGCTATCCTTAGCCGCAGATCTTGATGCTTGTTTGAGTACTCCGGGAACTTATTATGTTGATGCTTCTCCAGTCTGTTACATCCACTTAATTGACAAACGGCAACCGGATTCTGATGTTGTTGCTGTGGTTAGCACTAGCGCTGCATCGCACATTACCTTCCAAAGGGGCGGTTATGTGAAGAATGTCCGATTTGTTGGGCACCAACGATGTGTGCAAGTATCGCTTCAAAAATCTGATGATATTTTGGTGTTCGATAATTGCGAGTTTGTTGGATCTACTACAGATGATGGACTTGAGGTTGCAAGTGATGTCGGTGGCGTGATTCTGCAAGATTGTGTTGTCGCCTACAATCATCTGGATGGAATCAATTTCCACAGGAATTCTTCTTACCAATCCTCCTGGCTTGTTGAGCTGTTTACTCGATCAGTAGCGAACGGTTGGTCGGGGGCTGATACAAATCAAGGCTCTTCAGTGCATGACGGCGTAGCTTCCATGCGGTTCCATGGATGGTATGTCAACAACGAAGGGCGTCAAATTCAGGATATAGGCAATGGTGATCAATTACTGTTCAAATGTTATGTGTCAAAATCCCGAAGCTCCGGAAGCACTTCTTCTGTCGGGTATTGCTTTGGGCAGCCGTCGGGAGGAGATTGGACCAGAGCTTTCTTGATTGAATGTGAAGCTGAAAATGTAGAAACCCATCTTGGAGTTTGGGCAAATTCACGGGTGTGGACTCGACGTATACCTGTACGAAATTGGACAACAAACATTGACTCAACAGCAATTTTAGCTGGATTCTAAGCCATGAGAATCTTTCGACCAATTTATTTCCCAGATCCTACAAAAGCTCCTCCTGGAGTTGTAGTCGAGGGGCCAGGGAATACTTTGTGGAAAGACGGAGCTCAACTAGCAGCTCCTGGGAATACTACTGGAACTTATTGGGGCGAGCTCACCGTCGCCAACCTCCCCACCGAAGAAGACGGTGTGAAGCCGGGAGACATCGCCTGGGTGACGGATGCGCTCACGCTAGATGGTACTGGGGGGTTGTTTGTATATGACCAAGAACAAGGGTGGATTGAGCATAAAACAGGAGTTCCTGCTACCACTGATCCTCTTGATGCATTTCGTTTAATGACATATGCGCCTTATGGAAGTTATAAGAATTATCAGGTGTTGCCAATATGGACGAATTTAGTGAACCAATCTGGCTCCGTTATTAATTATTCACCTCTTAGTAATTTTTCGGATTATGGAGGAGGCGCGGGGGTTAGAGGAGATGTAGAATCTAAGGCTTTGCTGTTTTCATTGGGAGCTCCCAATACCATATCGCGCATAGTTGGCTCACGTTTATACAGGGCAAGGTTTAAGATTCAGATAGATAAGTTGAGCAATATTAGTTCTCCTAATGATGGGCAAATTTGTGCAATAGCTTTTATTGGTTGGATGGGGCGGTATAATTATAAGGGTTGCGGTCTTATTATAGACATTCAATATGCCTCTAGTGACACCTCGTGGCATTTTAGGCTTTATCCGGGGACTTTTGATTATGACGCAATAACAGCTTCTAAAGGTGATTTAATTGATGATATTACAATTAACAATCTAAATTCAAGTCAACTGGTGTTTGATGTTGCTTTTGCAATTAGTAATTATACTACTGGGCAAAACAACCTGGTCCATGTTTGGTGCAAAAAAGCATGGTACGATATAGACATGTCGTCGGTTGATGAATATTATTTTTATCGTACTCCCGCGCAAGCTGTATGGATTGATGCAGTCGGGAGCTCAAACACGATTTTGTATTTATTTGAGCAACCTGGTGCTTTCATCCCATTATAATGTGAAAGCGACTATAATATGAAAGCGATTCAAACAGCACAACAGATTGGGCATCCGCTCAAAGAAATTGCGCCCGATTATCCGGTTTATGCGCGTAAAATTTCTGATATTTCGGAGGCGCAATCTTATGAGCGGGCGGTAACAGACGAAGAATACCAAGCCCTGCTCGATCAATACAAAGACGCGATCGAGCAATGGAGGGCGAGTCAACCGCCGCCGAAGGCAATACGGCCTTTGCAGGCAGAGGTCATTATCCGTGAGGAGCGAGACGAAGAGGGAAATATTGTTGAGCGGATTGAATCCGTAAAAGTAGATCATGATTTGGAAACAGACGGGTCGTTCCGGTCGCTGGATCCTGAAGGCGGATTTGTTGCCTGGGACTCAGAGCGAGGGTGCGAAGTCATTATTAAGCCTATCGATGGGGTCTTGACTGTTCTACCTGGGTCGGGTTCCCCGCGATACCCAAAGGAGAAAATTGAGAAAATTCGGAAAGCAAAAGCGAAGCGACTCGAGATTTTGAAATCTGAGAAACCTGAGGATTTGGTTGAGCGTATTAAGGCATTGGAATCGCAACCGAAGCTCTCTGACCTTGTTGCTGAAGTCCGAAAACTTGCTGAACGAGTCGTGGCTTTAGAGGACGCAATTACGATCAGAAATGACGTGGCAAGTTCTGGTGATTCTGGTTCTGGCCTAGACGATGCCAGGAAACAATCAAAAATCAATCGGAGTCAGAATAAGGCTCGTTGATCTTGGTTGGGCTGTTGTCTTTGCGGTATTGATGGGGTTGGCAGGTGGATGTCAAACTCCCGGGAAGGCATCTGCTGGGCCAGCAAAGCTTCAACTTCCTCCCAATCCGGATACTCCTTCGGAGCAAAAATGGACGACAAGGGAGATTTGGATCAGTCCTGCGATTAGCCCCGGTGGCTTAAAGTATACCAATCTTATGATTATCCGTGAGCAGAGTATAGATCAGAAGATCAGTTCCAGTTTTTTCGATCGAGCGACCAGCAAGTTAGCGGCTATGAGGCCGGTGCAGTATGCCGGAGTTTTTCTCTTGCTGTTGGCGATTTTTTCGGTGACACCTTATGGAAGTGTTGTTTTTGGAAGCAGCGTAACGACAAGAGCGATCATTTTCTTTTCCGGATTCGCATTAGTTTTCCTGCCAATGTTAATCGCTGGTAATGAGACATTGATTTTGATGGGCGGGCTGGCGTTACCAGCGATTTGGTGGATAGCCCACAGACACGGCGAACATAAAGCAAGGAGTGAGAGAAATGGCTCGAGTAAGGTATGGCACAGTACTGAAAAGACTCAAAAGCGGTAAGATCGCGCGTTACCGGGTGAAGATTAAAGGTGGGTTAAGCGAAGCAGCGACCGGGATTAAACGACCAGGACGTATACGTCGATTGGCTGCAAGAGAAGGTGGTCTTGATAAAAGCGGAAAAATCAAGATGAGTTGGCTGAATCGAAAGATCAAGACTACGAAAGATCCTTCACTGAAGCGGGCTTTGATTTTGGCAAGAACCTTTAAGACGAAACGACGCAAATAAAGAGGAGGATGAGTTATGGCTCAGAAACGATGGATCCAAAAAGCAATCAAAAGACCAGGCCGGGTGAAAAGGCTGGCAGCTAGAGAGGGCGGCCTTACCAAGGATGGGGAAGTGAAGATGAGTTGGTTGATCAAGAAGATCAATGAAGTAAAGAAGCGACCGCCCAGCAAACAGAAGCGATCTTTGCTGCAGGCTCTTTACTTAGCCAAACGTTTAGAAGTGATGAGACGTGGCAAATAATGCCTGCTAAGACAGAAAGGCAAAGAAGATTCTTTGGGTGGCTTCTTTCTCATCCGGCGGAACGAAAGCGCCGGGGAATTTCGAAGAAGTTGGCGGAGGAGATGGCCAGGAAGCCAGGCAGAAAGAAGAAGAAAACCAAATCTCGCAAGCGTCGTAAACGATGAATATGGAGGAGGTAGAAGTGCAGCTTGCTGAGTTAAGAGCCGAAGTAAAGGCGCTGAAGGAACGGGTAAATGGTGTCGTTCCTCCAGGCCAAGCTCCTCCATGGAGTCATTATGAAGGTGACATACGCATTTTGATGGATACAGTAGTAAAGACGCAGCAAGATGTTTCAGAGATTCGCAATCGTCTTGAGTCATTGGAGCGTAGGGCTATTTACTTTGTCGGCGTATTGGGAGGGTTGATTATAACCGGGCAAGCGTTAATTCCGCTTATCAAAAGCTGGTTTTAGGAGGTGAGATATGGGCGATCTGATTCGAGGACATACGTATTCTGAAGGCGATCTGGTTACGCCGGATAATCTGCATGCGTTGGTGGAGAATGCTACCATTAAAGATGGGGTTATTACTACTTCAAAAATTGCTGATGAAGCCATTACTTCTGCCAAGCTGGCGTCTAATCTGGCTATCACGGCGAACAAGATTTCCCTTTCCAACGGTAAACTTCTTGTAGGGAATGCCTCAAATGTAGGCGCTGAGTATTCCTTTGGTGAACAGTTTGATTTGGATACATCCAACCAGAAAGTCTCGATTAAAAGCGGTGGAATTACCGATGAGGAATTAGCTGAGCCTGATACTTCTTCTACAAACACATATGGTAGTTCAAGCAAGATTCCACAAATCACAGTTAACACTAAAGGAAGGATTACTTCTGTTACAGAAATAGATATCACAGGAACATCATTTTTTGCGCATGTTGAGGCTACAGGGCTTCCAGATGATGTTACGAAACAAATTTCTATAACAAACCCATTTGGAACAACGCAACCATCATTGCTGATAGCAATGCTTGAGTATGTGCAGGAGGACACAAGCATTGATCCAGACCATCATCATGATTATGCTATTGGTGATAAAATTCCGTTTTATCTTGTTTTGAATTGGGAGTCACAAGGGGTTGCAAGTCCTTTGTGGGGAATTTCTTTAAACAAAGATGGCACAATTACAGTTTCACGCAACGGAGATGATACACCGTTAGTGGTATCAAAAGGTGGTTCAGTTGATTTAAAATACACATCCGAAATCGAGTGGAAACTTCATCTATATTTGCTTAAATGACCTTTGGAGAGATCATTGATAGTGTCCTGAAGCGTTTAGGGCGATCTGATTCTGAGAGCCGGGTGGCGGCGTTAGAGTTTTGCCGGAACCGGCTTCAGATGTTCTGGCGTGCTAAGCCTTGGCGGGACACAATTCGGATTGGGACTACGAATACGTGGACTGTCCCAACCGAGTCGGCAATGACGAATGACTCTGATTACACTACTGAGACTCTTGATGAGGTTGTTCTTCCTTCTGATGTAGACCGAGTAGTTGGTTTATGGGATCCGAATGCCGACTTGGAATTTTCTCCTGAAGAGCTTTCTATTCTTGCGCGGGTAAATCCGGGCGTTTTCCAAGAACATGACAGTCCGTTCTACAAATTTACGGAAGTAGGAAGAACTGGTTTACCATGTCCTTATCCGCGATGGAACAGCATTGGTGTTAAAATCGGAGTTACACCGAAGGTTACCGAAGATGGGCAGACTGAAACGGTTTCTTTGACTATTGCTACTGACAATAAAACCTATGAAGCCCCAATTGGGGTTACTACATGGATTACTGTTCGGCAATATCTTCAAGGAACTGCTGGTTGGCTTGTGCTTCCAGGGTGGCCGGAACCAATTCCTACTGGTGAGTATTGGTCTTTTGACCAGGGAATTATAGAGGAACGTGTTGTTGCGATTTCCAAGCCACAAACGAATGGGAAGATCAAATTAGATGTAACCTACACATCGGTTAGTGGCGGCACCGGTAAAAAGATTGAGGTCTTTGGTCCTATTCTTCCTACTGTTCCTTGGACCGAGTCCCGCCTTTTGATCCGACTACATGGAGGAGCGCCAAGCGGCGGTGAAGTGGCTTACATTGCCAAGATGCGGCCTCCGGAGAACATTACGGAGGACATGGAGCTTCCGATTCGTGGTTTAGAGGGAGCGATGGTTGCTGCTGTTCTGGCGGATATGTTGGAACGGCAGAGGGAATATCAGAAGGCGCAGGTTAAGATTCAGGAAGCGGTTTCTCTTGCCCAATCCGTGTGGCGTGAAGAAACGGAACAAGCTGCTTCCGCCAGGCGGATCGTACCGCAAGTCGGGGAACCATCGTTTAGGAATATTCTTGGGCTATGAGCTTGCGGGATCTGAATACCTTGGAAGATCCTCTTATTGAGGATGGGCAATTGACTTTTGCTGGTGGTCAAGCCTCTGCCTTTGAGC